CTCCATCACTATAATAGCACGGATCGGGAGATGGTCAAGAAGTTTATGCGTTCTTTTTTGCTTGCGCTGTGGCGATGGCCATTTTCTTGCTCATGTCAATGTTGGGATCTTCCTCTTCCATTGCTTGGGCGACTTCTTCTCTTTTTTCTTTTTCTGGTTTCGTGAGTGCCCTCTCTCCAATTCTTGAGAGGTCTTGACGGTTGGCTGGAGCAAGATTAGTGGGGTCGTCCATAATTACCTTAGCCTGGGAGATGATACTGTCTATATTAAGACCGGCACCAGCATATCCGGCCAGAGTAGTAGCTAAAGCCTGTGCCGCTGTCTCAGGGGTTGGCTTCTCCCCATACTCGTATAAAGAAATTTCTTCTTTAATTAGCGAGCGTAATGTTTTTAGATTTAAATCCATATTTTAATTAGTTCCTTAATCTACTAAAACAATTTTCTCACTAAGAAATCCTTCATTATTCTTGTTTCTTAGCAAAAATTCGCCAGCACGAACGATCACTACCGCATCTGCTCGATCGTCTGTTCCTCTTTTATAATTTTTTCCCCCTCTTGCCATCTCATAGGGAAAAGATGTTTTTTCTCTTTCGATCACGGCTTCTACAACCATCTTTTTTCTCTGCGGACCTTTGGTCCCCCGTGGGAAGGACAGCCCGTACAAAGAGCGAGCGCTGTTAACATTAATATAGGTGGGTACACAGTCCAAGGACTCATAACACAGCCAAGACACAATACCATTAAACTTAGCTAGTTTAATAATAGTGTCGGCTCGTGATCTTCCGGGAAGGAATCTCTTAAGCGCTGTTTCGACAAAAATGTTGTCAATTTGATACTTTGACCGGAGTCCGTATAAGTTAGCACCAATGGTCTCGGCCTTTTCAAAGGTGCTCTCAATCTTAGAAATGTCCCAGCTATCTACATAAACTAATTTTCTGGTGGCGGGGTCCACCAAAGCTGCCCCAACCATAGTTGTAGAGATGTCTAAGCCTAGTAACATTCCTTATTGTATCATAGGTCTAGTTTAAGTTTAAAAGTATACCCATCACTTTCTTTCTTTTTGACTGGGTTGGCAACTTTTACTAGTCCTACCAAGTTCCGATCTTTATCGAATAGTCCGATCTTGCTCAGGAATGTTTGTTTTTCAAAAGTGTCCTCGAAGTCACAATAGGGACTTTGAATGGTGTTGGTAATATTCAAAAATTGAGGCTCCAGAAACGACCCACTACTATAGAAGGTGGAATCTTCTTGCCAATTTCCGTTAGAAGAACTTAACCAAGTTAAGTTCTGGGAGTTGTTCAGTTCTCCCCGAGGGGCCTCGGTGAACATTGTATGAGTTGGTACAAAGGTGGTGCCACTTAGGGAAATTTCGTATAGGCTGGATGTGGGGTAGGATGTTGCAGAAGGGATACTACCCAGCGAATATGCGCCAAAGTATACCCAGGAAGGAGCCGTCTGGTTGCCGGTGCCCAAATAGTCGTCTGTAGAAGTTCCGTCGCCTATTCCTTCCGAACTTGTGAGGATAATAAACCCCTCGTTGTATAACACCATTCCCACTACTGTGCCGCTAGTCGCTCCCATAGTTGACATCAGTTCACCATTTCTTTTTTCATCTATTGCTTTGTCTACTAGTGTTCCCGTAAAATAAAAATTAAGATTGACAGTCCCTTTTTCGATCGAAGACCCGTAAAAGATAGAAGGAATATCTAATAAATTAATATTCCCGCTTACATAACTTCCAGTGTATTCGTAACGAGGGCTTAAGACCCTATAAAAATTTAATGTGTTTTGTAGGGCCATCATACTTTTTCGGTTGCTGAAGTAAGTATTCTTTTCATCAGAGGTAGAGTCAACCCAAGGATCTGGTAGGGTAGTTGCGGGGATATATTCACGGGTCAGAGATGCTGTGTAGGGATAAGCTCCTGTCAGCTTGGTCCCGTACTGGGCTCGTGAAAAAGATTCGCTAGTAATGGACTTGAATGTCCACATGTTTCCATCTTTGACAATATAAGGATAAATTAAATTTTCAGCACGATCAACATTTAGTTCATATAAGCTTATAGACCCGGTGGGTATATTGGACCCCTTGAAACGATCTTGGTTGATGTGGGATGACCCAGAATAAAAGGAGAAATTCCAAGAAGGGTGCGCCTCTATGGTATTAAAGAACTTTTCGTCATCTTGGAATTTATATAAATAAGGCATTTAAACTCGCCTTAATAGTCTAGTCGGACCCTTAGCGTAAACTCGTTGTCAGGGGTCTTTTTAAGTGGTTCGCTTAGTTTAGCTACCGCCAACAATTCGTTATCTGATCCATAGAGTCCAACAGTGGTAAAATAAGATATGGGAGTATCTGATTGTGTTTGCTTAACTCGAATTTTACTTCCAGTTAAGTAAGTTGGATTACTACTATAATTAAATTCTTTATTATGGGCTCGGCAAAAGTAAACAGTAGAGTTTAGCTCAGTGGTATTAGCAAATGAGATGTTCTGAACACGGGCACGAAAAGCATCGGCAGTTCCGGAAATAGAAGAACTCACCAGCATATCGTCTAGGCTTAAATAGGAACTTGCTCCACCACCGATAGTCCCGCTAGTGAATAGAATTTTTCCGTGGGTATCTCCGTTATCCACAACTGCGTTATTTAAAAGTCCGCCGCTGGCTGCCGGTTTAAAAATGGAAGAGGTCAATACTACAACGCCAGCTTGATAATAAATTAGCCCGCAAGGAACCCCAGCAGGGGTATCGATCATCCAGGGGTTTGGTGCAGCGCCGGAAATAGAAGAGGTTAAATATAAAATATTATACTCTCCCGCCGGGGAGTTGACCTTATAAGAGGTAGCCCCTTGCTGGTCTTTAATCCGGATAGAGGAAGTAGATTGAGCTACATTAAATTTTAAGTCTGCTGGGACGCTACCTAATCCTCCAGGATTATTCCCGCCTGAGAAGACGCTCAGGTCCATGTAAAACTGCCCCTTCTGGAACTCATCTTTACTGAGTAGGCGAGAGAAGGGTAAGAATATGGCCTCACTTATTTTTCTTCCATCGGAAAGGTTTCCATCTTCATCGAAACTTCTGATGCTCCCAGTGGAACTATAGCCCGCCAATACCTGAGCTAGCTCATTATACATTTGCCTTTTTTGGGCAACCTGATCGATGGCGAGTCCACGAGTATATTGGGATTCAGACAAAGCTGATCCAGTTCCAAACCCGAAGGTAACATCAAAGATGTGATTAGCCGAGGAGCTTAGATAGGGGTAATCATACACTGATTGAAACATTCCGTGGGAATAGTTTTTAATATTTAAATTACCAGCCCCTTCGTTATACGCAGAAGCCGAAACGATTGTACCAGTTAGAGGGATTGCCTCGTGCAAGTTCGTTCGATGAGCTTTAACATCTCTAGACGGTTGTAGGGGTTTAAATGTGGTGGCCATAGTTCTTTCCTAATTCTTATACTTTTTTGATGAATCTGATTGGGACGTCTACTCTATATCCTGTATAATATCCTGTGATTCGGAGTGTGGTATCAATATAATAAAATGATTGTCCTGACCCGATATAATTAGTGGCGGTAGTTCCACCTAGCTGAGTAAATAGGGTCGTGCTGCTCGCCAACTCATCTGATGCACGGATAAAGAACCCAAATCTAGTTCCGTAAACTCCAGTGGATCCATTTTCTCCTATTACTGAGGAGGCCTGGAGTCCAGGGGTTGGGTCATTAGGATTTCCTACACTGTAGGAGGGGGTGCCGGATAGTCCCATTTGACTATCAGGTCGAGCGAAATATCCAGGATAACGGTTGAGGGTAAAATAATATCCAGCTACATTATCATCATCGATATATGATGGTCGGGCCAGAGTTGTTTGGTCCTCTGGGGTCACTATCCTTCCGAAGCGATGATCCATCTCTACGAGATATTGTGTTTCTCTCAGAGTATCCCCTGCTGTCATTTTTGATACGGTCAAGGCATTAGAGTCCAAACCCTGGTCAAATACAATAGGTACTTTTTGAGCGCCAAAGGGCTCCCGTCCTCGTATAATTCCCTGACTGGCATCGCCGTTGGTCATCGGCGAGAGGGGGGTCCAGTACCCTCCAGGTTGCGAGGTGTTGAGCGTTGTAGAGGTAGCGTAGTCAGAGGTTACAAGATAGCCGCCAACGGGAATGTTACTATAGGCAGCAAGGGGTACATCTACTGTAGGTAATATAACATCGTTCAATTTTATGACCGGAAGGTATAATAGCTCTTCGTTATCTACCGTTATCAGTTTTGACTTCATGGTAGACATATTATTGGTAAAGGCTTCCAATACCGGAGTTTGCAAAATATTTAGATCGTAGTAGGCACTGCCATTAGGATTGGAGTTGTCGTAAAGAGTATAGTCGATTTCATCGTCGCCAAGGGCAAACTTTACAATTTTGAAACTGCCATCGCCTTGTGCTAATCTTTTTCTCCCAGTATCAGTTAATACTGCATCCAGAATGATATCGCCGCTGTTGTCTAAGAATCCCATTTGTCTGCCCCTTACAAAGATCGGTCTTTATTAAATAGTGTGTGGTTATTCTTTTTGAATTTTTATCTAGGATGTCCCGTCCTAAGATAAATTTTAATTTTCTTCTTGTCCTGCTGGATCTGTGATTTTTTGTCGGAAGTTTACTAGTATTCCAATTTTTCTGCCCGTATCTCTAGACGTAAGGCGAACTAGGAATTTATTCCTCGGGAGAGTGTCTTTAGAATTATCCGGATATCCTATTTTTTGCCCTATCAGGTTTCCTCGGTCGCCATAGTTATCTACTATTGTGCTTTGAACTTGGGATGGCCTAATTTCTAAAAACCGAGACATTCTTTTAGTCGGAACCGTGACTCTCTGGGGAGAGTGATTGTACACCTTGATCCTGGGAATGTAAAACCCTTTATTAAAATACATATTAACTTGATAAATTGGGCTTGGATTTGAATAATTTCCGTGCCGGTCTTTGCACCTAAAAGTGTAATAATAATTTTTATTCGGCTCAATGGTATCCATAAAATCAAAAGCTTGCGTAGAGTTCTCTTCAGGGACATCGACGTCACCCGAGATGTCCATGATCGCCAATGGATCCTGGAAGCTCCTATATACAAGTTTTTCGCTGAGTGCGTTTATGTTGAGAAATTCTGAGCGGTATACTTCCATCACTTTTATCTCAGAGGAAGAATCGCTTCGGAACTCTAGCATTCCCCGAGAGAGGTCGGTGTAGCGTAACATCTTTTGTCGGAGGGACATTGTATACATTTTCTCAGACTCGTTGTTCGTGAAAGAGATATAAGGCAAAGATCCCTCTTCAGTAAAGTCAGCCTCAGTGGTATTAGCCCCAAACAAAATTTGTCGATAATTTCCTTGTAAGGGGATCGGTAAAATGGCCGGGGGCGGGGGTGGATAATCTTCGACCACAGCGTCAGGGAATGCATTCCCGCCTAAAATCTCACCGTTTAAGTTATTAAACTGTATCTTATGGGAAATAATAGGGTATTCCACAATTTTTGGTTTCGAAAGTGTCTCGACGTGAGACGATATATATATAGAATTCGTGATATTCACGATATTTGCGTCCAAGTCTAAAGCGATGCCGGTAACCGGATCTACTTCCCCCATATTATAGGAATAAGTTCTAAATCTAAACTCGCTGCCGTATACGATATCGCAAGCAAGCACCTCATAGCGGTAAGATACTCCATATTTGACTTGGGTATCTAAATATCGGAAGAAGGGGTGCATCTTTCCTGGTCCTATTTCAGGAGCATTTGGGAGGAAAAATGTTTGAATAATCTTGTTTTGATCCGGCGTATTTCCTACTTGGTATTTAATAATTTTATAAAATAATGTTTCTCTAGTAACAGTTTCCCGCCCTCTGACTACATCAGAAAAACTACATAAGTTCTTCACGTCATGAGCATATCCTTCAGCCCCTTGTTTATAATGACTGTCAACCGCAGACCTTAATCTACTTTCTAAATTATTATTTCCTTCCGATAATAATGATTCTCCCTGTATAAGTTCCCCCCCGGCCTGCGTGAAGAGTAAAAATTCTCCTATAGGGTCGCTGATTTTGTCAAAGAACTGTTCCAAGTCATACACTTTTAAGGGAGATGCATAATTTAATTGTTTCAATTCCCCTACCCCGAGTTCGTCTATCAGGAAAGCGTCGTATAAAGAGTTGTTCTCTTGCTGCCGGGTGAGTTCCTGATCCGGCGTACCTGAAGCATCGTTGGGTTCTCCCCCTAACCCCGCTGCGGTACCTCGTCCGCTAGGAGTAACGGAGATAACATTACTGGAATACCCACTAGATTCAATTCCTGCCGGGATGGTGTATGGAACTTCCCCTGTACTTAAGTCCTCTTCCATCCTAAGGTAGGAATTGAGAGCCACCGTGGTATAAGCTGTGCTCTGCTGTTCCTGGATGCCTTGGTCAGCTACTCCTAACCAGCCAAATAACTCAAATCCCAGTGGACCTGTTTCGGTGAAGGGGATGTCAATAGTAACCGAGGTGGGAAAGCTTCTAGCTGCTTTACTATTGGCCATTTGTGAAAATTGTATTATCTCACGAGATGCAAATAGAATATTCTGTCCCCGAGTATTAATTTCTACAGCTAATTCAGTGTCACTTACAGAGGAGTTATTCAATGCTTCGCCATAACCTTCTAGGAACCTAGAGGTTTCAGTGGCATTATTTAAATCCGGAGGGAGCAAGGCACCATCGGTATAAAGATTAAGGGGTGCCCTATAACTCTCTTCCAGACGAAGTCCTCTTTGAATATACAAAGGGAGTTGAGGGATAACGACTACTCCATCCGCATTTCGCCCGTCAGGAGTTAGTCCAATAGTGTTGGCGGCGATGCCTCCCTCAAATGTGTCCGAATAAGAAAGTTGAGTCCCATCTAAGATGCCTAAAATGTTATAAGCATAAAAATTAGGAATAGTAGCTTCAAGGACTCGGGGATTTCCCATGCCCTCTTCGTAGACTTGTTGATAAGAGTTATAATCAGTTCGAAGTTTAGCTCTTGCCATCGACTCAGGATCTCGCCATTGCATAGACCTATCAAATTTATTTATAAATACATCCTGCACGTAAGGGGATTTAGATTCAAAAGTAAAGAAATCATAAGAAACATAAGATTTCTTCCTCTGTTCATATTTTAAGTCAGGAGTATATGCTGATATTGCTGCCCGAATGGCCCTCTTCTTGTCTAGTTTGTCGAGTATTTTCTGAATAGAATAAGCAGTTATATTGTCCGAAGATAGTCCCTCTAGATCGGATGGTGATGCGGTTTCCAGAAAGTCTTCTAGATTATCAGCAAAGCCGCCCACCGACAGTTGTTGGCTTATTATATCTCGTCCTGCTTCAGTACCCGCTCTAACTTTTTGTAGTTCTTCCTTTTCTTGATCGGCAGGTAAACGCCTGATGCTCGAAGACATAGCCAATGAGGAGATTCTTTGGGCTAAGTTTATTCCTCTGGGGTTTGGAAAGAAACCGGGAAGATTATTAGAGTAAACCAATTCGTCGTTGATCCATTTATCGCTAACTTTCCCCTTAGGTATGGAAAGAGATAGGTATGCCTTCTGCCATTCTTTACTCAGATCAGGAGACCCAGGGCCTCGGAACAAGGGACCATAAGTTATAGAGGTTTCTTGCCCCTGCTCTACCTCTCCTTCGTAGCCCCCATAGGACCAGTTAAAATAAGTCTCACTACGGGGCACTTGCAATGAAGATGGGCTCCGGAGCCCTTCCTGTATATCAATGTCTTGCTCGATTAACCCGTTAAAAGATCTTCCCCGTCCTAAATAGATACGAGAATATTGCCCACCGTTCTCGTTATTACGACGCTCCAATAGATCACTATACATTGTCTTGTTTATAGTTTTATAGAACATAGAGAATGGATCGATAGGGCTCACTAAATTCGGAGTTTTAAAAACTTTTAGTTTTCGATATCCAGGAGATATGGTCAGAATGTCTGGGCGCAATGGGTCTAAATAATATTCAGTGTTAAATGGAATGGGGGGCTCATCCATGGGCTCGTCCATAAAAGATTGATCCGGTAGGTCTGCTTGAGCACTGGGACTTAATACCCCTTCGTCATCATTTGGAAGTATCTCTCCATCGGGTGTATAATTTTTAGCTACCATCTAATATCCATCTCCGTTAGATCGTCCCACGAGTCCACCCAATGTAGTGTCAGGAGTATCGGGCGTTGAGGTGCCTGGTACCGGATCGATTCCTGACGACTCTCCTAATATGAAGTACTGGTTATAAGTAGGAAGATTAAATATTTCTTCGCTAGAGAAGAAAATTTGAGGGTCAAAGAATGACCTCAATTCGCTGCCGTCCTTGTCTCCTGGGTTTGAGTTAGAAGAAATATCACTAGGTATTAATTTTCTAACCCGGCATAACCGATTAAGTCCACCAGTCTTTAAAAGGAAACCTGGGTCTAAAGTTTTCCAGACAGGCATTCGAGGCCTACCGACAAAAGGATTAGTAGCTATTATATTGAATCCTACAATAGATTCATCCGAAGCTACTACCCTGTTCTGGTCTACCATTAAGTCTGGTGAAGTTTTATCAAATCCAGATAAATACTCCACTATACATAGTTGTTTATAGTTCATCCAATAAGCCAACATTTTAGAATATATCTTCATGGTATCATAAGTCTGTCCGTAAGGCAACTGTGAATCTCCAGTCAGCATGCTAATACTCGTCTCTACAGATATTGGTAGATCCTCCTCTTTCACTAAATTACGTACCGCTTCGAAGCCCGATCCTAGAGATAGATTTTCCGAACTTACAGCGGTCACAAACATCGATTTATATTGATTAGGGATACCGGAATTCCTAATGCCTTCGATATAGTCTTTTATGTTAGCCTCATTTAATCCGAGAAGTAACGCTAAATCTTTCATTGAGTTGAATGATAGCCCAGCACTTTGGGGTAATTCTCGGTAAGTATCATTTAATTCTAGTTCTCCTAGGATATTGAACATGGTCTTGATGGGATACCCTTCCTTACGAGACGGCGGAGTTAACTGTTTGTTCATGTCGTTGTTTATAGAACTAGGATAATGTAGGTTTGTGCTTCTTTCAATTAAATCGAGCCAATAAGTAGAGGTAAAGGATCGATCGGAGCCCCCGCCGTAAATCATCGGTAGCATACGAAGCAGTCGCAAATCTACTTCTAAAAGAGTATGTCCTGCGGGAGTCACCGAAGGGGGGTTTATAGAAGGCACGTCCAGGAGGGAGTCAAATTTTATGTCACAATAATAATCTCCAACCATTGTTTGTAGAGAAGTATTAAACAACCTTTGATTAGCAGAATCCGTAACAAGGGAGTCGGATAAGAGATAGTAAGATCCGTTAAGGAAGGTAGATTCTTTTTTGATCCGAAGGAGGTCACTAAATAATTCACCATATCGATTCAGGTCATAATTGGTATTGATTCCGTTTCCGTTGCGATAGTTAGTTTGTATAATTTTATTCTTGCCGTATGTATTAATAACCTGGGGGGTTAAAAACGAGATACTTGAGTTCTCGTATGTAGAGGAAAATGCAGCATCCTCCTCAGAGAGATTGCTATCACTCGGGATGTAAAAATATTTGTTAAACTCACTCACTACTCGATTAATATAATCGTTAGGGGAAATACGAGGAAGACCCTGGGACGGTAGGCTAAAAGAGGGCTCTTCAATATATTCGTAGCCTGTCCCAAAGGTTAGTCCTGAAGTTGCAAAATTATCGAACTTATGGTCTACCTGGAGGAGGACAAGCTTTCTTTGGCAAAATCCCCGGCCCTCCAGTATAGATTTCTCATCCTGCGACCCATCATTGATAAAACGCTTGGTGCCGTCACCAATAATCCCGGATAAAGAACTCGCCAGATCGCCGATAGAAGACGCTATAAGCTGCAACCCTACCGTATTAGGGGAATTAGATAAGGATTGAAGCTCCTGCTTCAAAGAGACCAAGTCATAGGGAATACCAAACCCCTCCAAAGATCCTAGGTATATGTCGATTTGGGTGTTTATTATATCAGCAGCCGTTCTGTATTGTAAGTTGTTGGTATTTTTGATGGCGATACGTTCCATGGGAATTTCTCGGGTCAAGGTCTCATAATCAAAAAGTCCCACTCCAGTCCTTACTATGCCAGGTACATTTTGATCTTCGGCATAGATTGCCGGCGGAGAATTCACGATAAAATTATACAGCTTAGTGACTTCCCTTTGGGATTCTTCTAATATTTTAATATACTTAGATATATAAATTTCAGCGCTATCCTTTATGACGTAGTTAACACTGTACTGAATACGAGACAACTGCTGAGATAATTTCTCGGCAGCTAGAACATCTCGCCCCTCGTATATAGCTACGTTTTCAGTTACGCCTTCTCCTAGGTCTAAATTTAAAATAGAAGTAGGGCTGGCGATTACCGTCTGGGGGTTTAGGGGTCCGAGTTTTTTCTCTGTGGTACGAGAAATAGATCCAAGCTTGTTAGATGACCCAAACTCATCAAAGTTTAATAAGGACTTTGTCATAGTCGTCGCTAATATATGGGTTCTTTCGTCTACACCGTCTTCATTAGTAGAAGATATCACGGTGCCACCGGTGAAAAGTTCTTGAGCAGAAGATGAATTGATATATAGCCACGGATATTTACTGTTGTTCATCATGTAAGAACGTAATGAAAAAGCATAAGAATATCTTATATCTTCGTTGGTATCTTTGGAAAGCCACAAGGGAGAAAAGTAATTATTATCAGCCAATAAGACCTTGGCTCTTGATCCTATATAAGATCGATCGATAGAACGATCCATATATTCAAAGATACGGTTTTGGAGGGAATCTACTGCCCTGTTAGTATAGGAACTAAAGTTATGTAGCCTAGAACTGTCTGGGGCTGCTAGCGGTTGAGCGTCGGCAAAACCCACGATTAATGGAACCCGGTTAACTCCCTGGCGTCCACGTCTTTCTACGTCGATCTGTCCGTCTCTTCTTGTGAATACCGTTCGATCTTGGGCACCATAGCGAGTATATATTCCCGAAAAGACAGTAGGTGAAATATATCCAATACCAGATTCCATAACAGTAAAAGGTCCACGACCCGGTCGCTGCTGGCGGCGGCCTTGAGATTCGTCATATCTACGCATATCAAAATAGGTAAAGGCATAAACGCTAAACTGGGTCAGATTGGTTGATTTGAACTGTTGTGCTAACCCGATTTCAAAGGTTATGGGAGTTGTTGGTATCTCTTCCAAAGAATAGAGGGAGGATTGACTACCGTCGGGCTGGGACAATTTAGTGACCCTGCGAGTGTTACGGCGAGAGATACGTCCATTCTGGTTAACTGGTAAGGTATTTTGCACTGGAATGTCGATTATAAGGACATTCTCCATAAATTCTGGGAATCTTTCGTCGTCAGTATAAGAATGTTCCCTGCGTCCGGTATCTTTTATTTTCTGGGTGAGCGATCCTGCGTCAAACGGACCACCATCTTTCATCAGATCATTTATAATAGTATCTGAGTCAGTAGATTTAAGGAATAAGTCTGGCAGAAGATCAGCGGCGGCTGGATCCGTTTTTCCCATAACCCCCGAAAGATATTCGTTAACCCGCTGCTGAACATAATCAATCCTCTTGCAGACTTCCTCGTCAGTACATATGATAAGACGAATACGTAGGTTATTTATATAATTATTTGTATCGTACCAAGGTATATAAGACTCTTTTACGGCCTCTATGAAATTAGATCTAAGAGTTATGCTAAGAGTCTCTTCTTTGCTATCGGATGGGCTATTATTGGTTATTTCTGCTAGTTTTACAGAATAAGTAGGAAGCATTGCCGAAACGCCGGCAGCCTGAGATAAGCCCAGATTCGATAATTCGGGGGGAGGATTAGCCATTTATTTTACTCGCATGGTTGCTGTGGGTCGTTAGGACGGTTAGTTGAATAGATACCAGACCGGAAATCTGGTATATCAGATATTTCGTCGTCTACCCTTACCTCTAAGAAATATTCAACGAAAGAAGGGTTGATTACTGGGAACAATGTCTCAAGGTCTCTATCCGGCTGTAAATAAGAAATAGTTGTTGGGTCTTCCACCTGCTCTCTTAGTATAGAATAGGCGTCAGAGTTGGGATCTATAAACTCCAAATTCTGAGTGGATAAAGACTGATTATCGGGGATTCTAAAAACTTCAACATCATAATTGCCCCCCATTTTAAAAATAGTATTTAGTTCTTGTATATCCAGCAAGAGACGATCCTCATGTATCATATCATAGTACACCAAAGGAATGATATTTCCTTGCCCATCCATAACTTCGGAGATAGATCCGCTATATTCTAGGTCCAGATCCGTATTCAAGGTTGGCATACTATATTCACTCTGGTAAGTTACAGTTTCTGTCTCCGTGAATAAGGATCCATCCCCTACTACGCTAATTGACCAAGCTGGTGCATAATCAGACCAAGGACTGTTAGACCCAAGACATCTAAAAAATTTACCGTTGGCAGTAGTCAAGGAGTCAAAGCTATTTTTATCAATATTGGAATTCGTTTGGTTATTTCTTACCGACCCAGAAAAATTACTAAAGATCTCAAGGCGATCGGTGGACTTAATTCTATCCACAATATTATTTTGGGTTTCATTTAACCCACCAAATACCCCATCGTACAGGATGTCATCGTCATAGTAGCTATAATACTGAGGGTCAAATTTTCCCAGAGAAAACAAGTGTTTCCCATAAGGAGTTAATTGTATTTGCAGAACTTCTTCCTGTCTATTTATAAACTTGGCCATATCTTAATTATTCATTTCCTACAATTTGTGGTCTAATATTTTTAACTATTATTCTATATCAGGGGTTAGATGCTGCTCAAAAAGGTCAAATGCTCCCACTTTGGTACTCCCTAGTCTCCGTTTCTAATTGGGGACGGAATCCTGTTTTAGCTGTTAACTTAGTCATTTCGATAAGAGAGCAATAATCATAAGGCCAATTATATGTATTACGTTCTTGTCCCAAATCTTGAGCATTATAGAGGGATTCAGTGTATACATTTTTTTGTCGTTCTATAGCTTCACGCAAGGCGGGAGATATTCCGGGGTCGGCGCTAATATAGCCGAACAAATTCTGGAAAGATCGAGATCCCTTGCCCGTGTTTATCTCATTAAAGATAGTCTCGTAATAAGAAGTAGGACCCCGTTGTTTAACCTTGAACACAAGCCATCTTATTTCTCTTTGAAATCCACTTGGAGAGCCAGTTACATCAATTAAATCTACTCGGGGATGTCCGGTCTGGGCTACCCCTAGATCAAGCTGAGTTTGAAGAATTTCTGGAAATACCGTCTGGGTTTGTTCTATCTGTTCCCCTGGCATATAATGGTCTATAGACGTAACCGTCTTCTTAAGGTATTTGGCTAAATCGGGCATTACTCCTTGCCAAATATCTCCCAAGTCTTGCTTGGTTAATGTAGCGGTATGTTCAAAAAGATAAATTATTGGTGTTCGAGCTACTGAATAATCATTAAAACTTGATTCATAATCATCCGGACCAAAAGGTAAAATTGTTCGAGATACTTCAGGATAGTCAGTAGGTATCATTGAAGCAATGGAATCCTTCAATGCCGGAGGGAGAGAATACTTAGTAAACGCACGCCTGAACTCTTTTATTTTAGGACCTAGTTGTGTAGCATCGGCGGTCATCGTCATACATACATATTCTTCTGTTTTGGTATCATACCAGAAAGGCATTGCCAATACAGCTTCCGAAATCGTTTTTTCATTGTCTTCGGCCAGTTGTCCCATTCTTTTTGCTCGCTCGGGAACCCACTGCCCAGGTGGCATAATATCATCTTCCCTAAACCCTACAAGCTTCGCCAGAGATTCAAAGTTGTTCACCCCAGCATCAAACACAAATTTGGGGATTTTCTTCACTTTCTGGACATAGGAAGTTACACTTGCGAATGATCCAGGATACTCGGATCCAGCCGGATTTCCGACTAGGCGATACTCAAGAGAATTTTCGTTGACATCTGACAGGTAAAGATACACACCCTCATTGGTTCTTGGCTCTACCCCATATTGGTGCCACATACCTAAAGTTTCAGTTTCGAAGCTAGCCGGATTTATAGAAGATGAGAAGTCATATGTTCCAGCAGATGAGGAGAAATCTAAAGCAGGACACTCCCACTTAGGCATGATTACCCATTTATTCTGGTCCAATGGAGACAGGTTTCCTAATTCTGTTGGGAAAATATTGTCAATGATTATAGAGGCGTCTAGATCCATTCTGTTCTGCCAGGACCTATTCCATTGGTAGGGAGGATAGTCGCTAGTCTCTATAGTTGACCCGTCTTCAATCTTAAAAGAACCAGAGGCAAAATCAAAATATTGTCCATTTTCATTGACAAACTCAGTATAGGTTTCGTGACCGTATAATATTTCGCTCAAGGTTACTTCTTTATCTTGTTTGGGCATATAGATAATACGCACCAAGCTTGGACCATAATAGTATGGTGGTGTGAATGGAGCAAATTCTCCTCGATGTAACGGCCAAGGTTTTCCCTCTGGTATAGATCCGACCTGGGTTCTGGTTGCTATATCAGCGCCGGCAGCAGTTATAGTTTGCCAGTCAACAGACCCACTAGAGGTAGGGGATCCAAAGGCGTAAGGGTTATTGTATAAATTGAAATTATCTGTTTTCTTTAATCCTATCTCCATTACATAAGCAGTTTGTCCTTTAACCAGAACAGTCCGAGCTTGGGTAGTATTCTCTGGTGCAGTTCCCTGGGGAGGTTCTTTACTCAGTGTGGGAACTTGAGCAACGAATTTAGTCATATTTGTATTATCTTCTTGTTTTTTCAAAAAGAATTCAGGCACTGTAGCTAGGAAATTTGAGATGGAAAGACGATAAAGAGTGTCGTCAACAGACCCAGTAGTGCTTATTGATCCGGTAATATCATTTATTAGATAAGGGCTAAGGTCTGAAAGTAATATCCCCTTCTTCTGGTCGGAAATATATTCCAATGGTTTCAGAATAGCTTCGAATGGTAATTTTTCTGACCAGAAAAAGCTATCCACTCCGGAAGTAGAAAAGTTAAAGTTATCAGCGCCGTCGTCATTCCGGCGGCGACGGTTTCCAGGAATTTGCCCTATGGTAGCGCCGGAAGGAAGGGCTCCAGACAGTGCTCCAGCAAGGACAGTATATCCTGAAGTTTCTCGGAATTCCCCATGGTTTCGACCGGCTCTCCAAATAGGATATTCCACCCCCATCCCCGATTTAATGGAGTTATATATAACCCCTGGTGCAAAGAATGGTCTGTGCAATGCACGCCAGCGTTGGGCCGAACTACCAGAAGTTCCTCCCCAGTTAGCTGCGCTAGCAGGGCTATACGATTGAGAAAATAAAGTGGCTATTTGTAGGGTTCGATCCATTGGGTAAAACCCATCGTAAGGAAGGAGTTTTAAGATAGCTTCTGACTTAAGTCCCAATTGACGAGGATTTTTATTAAACTCCAAGTCTCGGCTTCCTTCTTCCATAAATGGACTCAGGTACTGTATCAAATCTGTGGTAGCATAACGAGGTATAAAATCAGAGTTGGACTCGGCACTATAATTATCTTGGCTGGATCCAGTGAGAGTTAGAGTAGATTTTACCAATGATCTCAAATCTCCTCTGGACTGGTAGGTGGGGAGAACCTCACTAATACGGAACTCTGGGACAATTGTATACTCCTGTCCAGCTAAACGAACATCCTGAGCATAATCTTCATAAGAATTATAAAAGGGATATTGCTGGGGGGCATTAGCGCCTTTAGAAATTCCGTCAATATACTTTCTTTGGCTGCCGGCTGTCCAAGCTGGACGAGAAAGAGCGCCGCCTGGACATAGCGCATCTGGTAAATCTTTGGTGATATGTGCAGTAGTTACTGCATTAACGCCGCCTGCATATGCAACCTGAGTGGCCTGAGACCCAATCGCCGTCCCCCCGACGGCAGTTGTGTTGATGGCGGCTCCAGGATTGTCAGCAACAATTGTTACCAATCCTGATGGGGACGTTGGTGCTACGGCTGTTACTAAAAGTTCTGCGTTTGTCTTGGCGAAAGCTATAGAGTTGTATAACCCATGGGCAACATCATAAACCCCGCTTGCTCCGTTAATACCTGCCCGATAGTTAGTAGCATCAATACGACTAGGACCAGCGGGTGGCTTACCGCCGTCAAACCAGAAAGTAATAAAATTAAGTGAGTTATCATAAACTTTAACACTCAAAGGAGGTGGGGTACTAGTTGGGTCTCCAGAGCCCACTGGGTCTAAAAAGGACGCAAGAAAACCTGTCATTGTCACAGAACAAGTAGCAGGGACAGCCGGAGTAACCACATTTTCAGACCCCGTGGCTAGTCCCGGCACAGAATACACGTATTGAGAAGTAACACTATTATTACGGGTCCAACTACCAGAAGAAGTCGTTGCCAGAGAGTCAGTAATGCCATCCTCAACAGTTCCAAAATTCAACATCATTAACTCACCAGCAGCCATTGTGCTGGCGTCTGCCAATAAAATAGGCACAGAGGCAGTGAGTACAGTTTTGAGAGTAGACACGGAATCGGAATATAGGAAAGAATCCATTGGCCATATTGAAGCGGAACCGAAGCCAGCCGGTTCACTTGCTCCTACCGAAGGATTCCACGGAACCTGATCAAGAGCTAAGACCGCATATCCCTGTGAAGTATGAAAGTTTCCAGTAACTCTAGTTATTTGACGATTGTAGCCCGGAATATTAAAAGTAGGACCTGCTGAATGGGCGTCGTAATCCCGAAGTTGATAATATGAAGTAAACGACCCCATATTGTTACTTACAGGACTCTTATCGTTTTTCCAAAAGTTATTATAAAACGCCAATCTACCCCGAGAAGCTGACATATAAGTATATATTTCCCGTGGATATACTGTCTCACTATACAGCATTTGCTGAAAGAAGTCAATCCCGGTTACTGATTTTGGCAAACCTTCTATAAAATTATTCCTGAATATTTCATAAGGCCTCTTTTCTTTATGAGACACATGCTTAGTGCTAGTAGGGGGGTTGACATAGGTATTTAATGTTTTATTAGCAAATGCCTGAAGCTCGTTTCCATAAGCATAAGAAAGCTCTATGTCAATACGGGCTCTTAATGTCTTCTCTGGGCTGCCAGGATAAGCTTTTAATTTATGGATCAAAGGCTTATATTTGGAAGTTACAGGTGGTTCCCGGAACCTTCTATAATAGGGGTATAAGACCGAAGATCCAGCACGGGTCTCTCTTGTATAAGAAGAAGAAATAAGATCTCTTGAAGTGTTCTGCGCATATAAGCTAGATCGTGGTATAATATTATAGACATTATTTTTATTGAAATAAAGTCCCTGGTTAGTTTGCCCGTGACGAAGCTGAGACCATGGCACAACATCAAATTGTCCGCCCCACACAAAATCAGTATTTCCAGCGTTATTAGAAACTACAGATAACGCACCAAAAGAGCTAATTTCTTGAGCACTCAAGCTTGAAGTGATTAGAGAAATATCTTCAGGGTAACGAGAAGAAGATAATATATATTGGCTGTACAGAGTAGAAGCTTCACTATTAGATCCTGTTAGGTTATTGAACCACTGACTCCTATCTGCGTCTGGAACGGGCCGTCCTACAAAACCGTTGTCTCTAACAGATGCGGTATAATAAGTTACTACCGGAGAAGTACCGCTGATTTGTACTCTTTGGATTGTATTTCTTTGTGTTTTATGCAAAGCAACCATACTTCCCGATGGGATATTAGAAATGCTTGCCGATGCGACGCTAGTTGCAATAGGTATAGTAAATGGTTGGCCGCTGTTAAGAAGAGATAGATTCCCTGCCACTGCGTCTAACTCTGGGGTGATGTCTTGTTGGAATCCTCCCCACCCAGTATAAAGTCTTAAATACCCATTTAATCCCGCACCATCTCCAAGTCCTGCGCCATAAAAACGATAAGATAAATTACCTAATTTTCTTACTAGTTGATTACGATAAGGAAGGGCGTTATTGGCGGCATACTGGTCTGATGGGACATCTCGATATTGCTGCTTAGAATCAAGAATAGACCCAGGAGAAGCAAAATGATTTACAAAAATTGTTTTGCTTATTCTTCTAGAGGATATTTGACGTGGAGCCGCATAATCTGCTGATCCAGAATAAGCAAAACTAAGACCCTCTGCTCCATCGCCTGGAACTCCAAGTCCAATTCGACGTGGTGGAGGGATTATAAAGGCTGAAGCCATTGAACCGGTGAACCCAAGCTCGGTACCATTATTATAGTTTTCGTTATTAAAGACAAAGTCCATGTTATTCCGGTCTCGTCCGACCGTTTGGACTACTTGGTAATTTTTAGAATAATTTCCTAAAACGTTAACCCCGGCTCCTATTTCAGAAGAACCAGTAGTAGTAACAATATTGGCAATATTTACTGGGGATTTAGCCGATAGTCCCCGAAGGTAATGCCCCTTAGGAGTGCTATTTTCTGTACTAGTATTAGTCTGTGTCACATAAATTTGCATGGACCCGGTACCAGAAGCAATATTTAAAAGATATTTCTCTTTTCTTCTAAAAGTTCTTAGAGGGGCAACATGCCGTGACTGGTATCCTCCAACCTGGGTATTAGTAAAAGGACCCTGCATAGGTACGCTATGTCCCATGGGAACAATGCTATCTTCATGTAAGTTGGCAAGGTCTATATTTACAAGACCCATTGAGTTAAGCTGTGCCCCATACCCTGAAGTGTCAGCGGATAAAGAAGAACTAAATGCGCCGAAGGGCGTAACTTGCTCACCTTTAAAATTTCGTGAGTCTACTGTTCCTCGGAAATTTATTCTTGTTTTAGCGAATGGGTTTAAAACATCAGTACAATCCTCGATAGGCTGGAAGGAATCGAAGGAAAGAGTTCTGATATCTCTCTTTTTATTAAGATATTGGTTAATGCCCCCTACCTTTAAAGGATTTAGATCAGCAGATAAACACAGAACTTCCTGTCCTGCCTCGAATACTACCTCCCCTGGGGCTATGGGGTAAGTAGGAAGCGGGCGGTTATTAAACGAAGAGCTAAAAATTGCTTGGCGAGTATTGATGACACCAGCATCGGTGACCCCGAAAGATGGAAGATCTCGATTCGCCCGAAACTTCCACCAATCGCAATTTTCGTTTTGGGCTAACCCTAGCGGCGCATGCGAGAATCTCCAGCCCGGACGTTCTTCACACTTAAAAGCTGTCTCAAAAATACGACGCTTTTTAGTTTCGTCGGGTCCGTCAGGCTTATGCTTTCTGCGGTCGCCAAGGAAGTGCCAATGATATTTAGGCCTTTCTAGAAGATGATTTTCTACCAGGGTGCGACTTCCTACGGTATGCTTAGAAGAGGCCGGGAATAGTTGAGTAACTATTTGTCCCATAGCTGCGTCTACCCATTTATAATATTCTGCATATTTGTCAAAGTCCGGGACGTTCCCCACTCTCCTGAAGAATACTTCTCTCAGTTTTTCCATGTTTTTATAGTGAGGTCGATATGAATTAGCTGGCTCGCCAATAAGGTTATTCATCTCGCTTAGGGAGGCAAAAAATTGAAGCATGCGTTTGGATATGCTCTTATATGGACTTTTTTCTACAGAAAAATATAAGTTGTTAACTTGTTGGTTTTGGCGGAAAACTTCAATGTCTGTTGCTCGAATATCTACCATATCACGAGATAACACATATTCAGGTAATTGTTGTTTTTCAGTATAGGGATATGATTTAACGGCAACAGAAGATCCAGTTAGAAAATATTCACCTCGGCCTGTTAGCTGTCGTTTATTAACATTGGAGAATACAGTCCCCTGATAGTTTTCCATATATCCGCTGGCGTTAGACCCGGAGGAGAAGTCAGCGACTGTAACACGTCCGGCACTATCTGGATTTTCTAGATTTGTAAAGTCCCAGTTCAGAGCAAGGGTTTCAATATTAGGGATATAGACCTGAGGGATACTACTATTTTGAAAACTGTAAGCTTGTTGATAAGGGGACAAGTGTCCGTAATTATCTACATCTCGGGAATGTATGTCAATAGTCCCGGTAGGCAACAGTTGACTCCAATAACGTATACTAGAAGCACGGACGTCAGATTGTGCCAAAACGGCTCCAGAGAAATTAGTTCGGTGGGCTCCTGTATAAATTTTCTTAGGAAATTGAAGGGTCTGAGATCCGCTGGGAGCATCTAGGAGAACTGATTTAGTGAAAGAGTTTCTTTTAATGCCCGTGTCGTAATTGACTCCATAAAGATTTAATCTATATTTTGTAGAACTATCAATCTCAGTTCCGTCTACTTGGTCGGCGAAAGGATATTTTTCATTGTTTAGGGATAAAGCAAAGTTCCATTTTTGTCCATCATAAACATTTTGGTAAATGTCAGTGGTCAGAAGAGTATTCCCCGAACTGTCTTTCAATACAAAGAACGCATCTTTTACTAAAAAGTCTGGCGATAGAACCTCGGCATATTCACCAGGACTTTTTACCGCATAAAGTTGAAAACCTTGGTCAGAATAAGTAAGATCTCCAATCGTAGCCCAGGTAGTGTCAACAGTATCAGGATCCGTAGAAAGAGGAGTATGAAATCCCATCAATGATGAGGATATGACCTGAGGAGGTACGTAATTTAATAGCCTGCTATTTTGCTTGTTGGGGAAAATAAATTCGCCCTCTAAAGTAAAGGCGTAATACTCTAGCTCAGAACTTCCAGTTATAATACCATAACTATTAGTGTCGCCATTGTAATATTGATAGACGGTAGCTTCAGAACTTTCAGCATTGCGGAGACCAGTAAAATCTATATATTTCTTATTAGATACAGAGGCTAGATATTTGCTATCCAGTCTATAAGTCTCGTTATTGGAATATACGCTAACGTCTAATATATTTTCGTCTATGCCGTAGCACCGAATAAGATTACGGATAGACTTTTCATTTCCCTTGGATTTAAATATAAAGTTGAGATTATTATAAATGTTTTTATATATTGCATTTTTAACTTTGGATAGTTCCTGATCAAAGTTAATTTGTTCGTCTCTTTCCAGCAACTGTCCGAATACCCCGATATCTTCAAAAATCTCAGGGACTACGAGGCCGGCGTTAGAGAGTAATCGGTTGTTATAAGGGAACTCGTTTAAGCTTCCGGTCAGACTACCGCTAATGTATTCAATGTCCTTTATCTTAGACAACTGAGAAATTTGAAGGTTTAAGGTATCTAAGTAGCTGCCGAGTATCTGAGTGAGGTTCCCCATCTCTCCAGAAGTGTTTTCGTCTTCTTCATAAATCCAACTGGGCACCATGTTCATCAGATAGGATGAGTTAGTGTAATCATATTGTCGTCCCAAATCTACAAAAGAGGTTTTCTCGGATACCAAGACAGGATTAGATGCCCTGACGATTGGATCACCATCCTCTCGTTTTGAGACTAAAGACATAATGTTTAATGCTGAGCCGGTGTTTCTAGAAGTTACAGATGAATACCCAGCAAAGAAGCCGTTAGAAAGTCTTCCAGAATAATCAAGGATTATGTCGTCGATACTGGAGGTTAAGGTAATGCCTTCATTAAATTTATAATATACCCCAAGGGCTCGATTAGCATCGGTTCGATTAGATCCTCCGTACACGGGGGTAAACCAATACTGCCCTATGTCTTCAGGAGTTCTAGCCTTTTTCCAAAATCTAAATTCATCGATAGATGCAGATAGTTTTCCATACCCAAATAAACTTGAGTCGGAAACATCTTTGGTCCCACTCGGTGCCGTTCGGAGAGCGCCGATATTGCTAATAAGAGACCCAGTCACCACGCCAACAAGTCCAGCCTGGTGTCCGCTGGCCGTAATATTAGTTTCCCAACATACCCCGTCAATATAAAAATCTATAGAAGGTTCATTATCGGAGGTGTGAAAAGCGAAAGAATAATTATGCCAAGACCCGCTAACAAGCTGGGCGGCGATACCTCCGGTTGTAGGGACAGACTGAGTGAAGAACCCTTGAGTTCCCGACATCATAGTTACTTTAAAACGGTCCTCTGAGCCAGAAAATATTTCTATCCGAAGTCTTCCATAATCCTGGGAGGATGAGACGACATTATTCCAGACATCTAAAACAACTTGTTTTTCGGATTGTCCGGTAGAAGGTATTCCAGTTCCTTTATTAAAGAAGAACTCCACCGTAGAGCCGGAAGGTCCGCCAAACTCTAAATTAGATGTTCGGTAGGAAGACTCTGAATATATGGTGCCAGAATGAGGTCCACCTTTTGTTTCTATATATTCTGCATTAGAAGAAGAATAATAGCCAGTAGCGTCGGAGGTCACTGAACCATAGGATACTCCCAGGTTTATATATCCAGTTGACCGAGGATAGAATTCCTTGAAAACAGAGTACTCTAAAGGATTTAGATCATTTCCATAGGCAGTGATCTCAGTATCAGAACCGTCATAGGGGTAATAGTTAGTTGTATAAGAAAATGCATTATCATAATACTTTTCTGCCGAACCAAAATGAACAAAATCTTTAGGGTTATTATAATTTACCGGCGGGACAAAGCGATCTCTTTTTTCGATGCTCTGACTAAGGTGCTGACGGGATTCAATCCCGTCGCCAAGGGATGCTACATTAGTCTTCTTTAAATATTTACTAACAGTGATAGCTTGACGATTGTTGTCAAAAAGATTTTTAATACTCATGGGGTGGGTTCGCTAATCCTGAACTTGAAAATTTCTGTCTGTTCTTGGTATATCCCGTTGACATAATATAAAAATTGAAGTCCATATGCATAACCATTTTCCAAGTAAGAAGTATCAAGTTTAAAGTAGTTTCCGCTCATATCATAGGACAATTTAGTATATTGATTACTTCCTGTAGAATATGGTAAAATCTCAAATTTATCTACTACACGAAATAATCTATAATATGCGTCCTCAATAATTTCTGGAACAATGTCAGAGGTTGCAACTGTATATATGTTAGGACTCCAATTTTTCTTACGGGTGAATAAGCGTAAAGTTGGAGTCTCGCCCGCAAAATAAGAATTTTTTAGGTTTGACAAAGAACTTATGTATTCTTCTTGATAGATTGTTGAGTCACCGTGAAGGGAAGCTGGGCTAATATTACCAGTGAAATATTGAGTTTGTGTGACCCCCCCATTAGAAGAAGTAAACCATACGTCATGAAGAGATTCTAGTGAACTTGTACTGGCAAAAGAAGCTGTATATATCCCAGTTCGTTTGACACCATTCTCGATAAGAACTCCGCCGGTCACTCCCGTAACTATTTCATTAGAATCGTTCAATATCTGAAGGGCGCTGCCACTAGCTGAGCCGCTATGATTTCTATACAAGCTCAAGGCCAGAAGACCCTTATCTAGGTAAGGAATATCTTGTAGCTGCCCCCTTACAGAGTTGTATAAGAAGAGAGTGTTAATATTGTTAGCAGCAGAAGCTAGACTACTGCTTACTAAAAATGTTCCTCGCTGGTCTTGCCTTGAAGAGTTCCATCGAGCTTCAATTGTTGGACGTTTTAATACAAATTCGCTCGTACGTCCAAAGAACTTTTTAGTATAAAAGGACCCAAGAGTCCCGGATATAACAGCATCTGTGTGCTTTATTAGTAATCCATAATTATCTTTGTCTAGAGATCTCCATAAGTCAACAGCAAAATTAACGTTCAACTCTAAGTCCTCTACGCCGCCAGAGAAGAAATAGCTTGAGGAGTACTCACTAGCGCCGTAATAATCACCGCCTGTTACATTCCAAGTGGCGCTGGCATTAGGCTTAATCCAGTTAGAATAGCCGTAATCCGAATAATTATCCATATCCAGTCCCCGTCCCTCATCCCAGTCACTTGATACCATAGCCACATCTAAGCTATAACTAAGAGGGGTAGTCCCCCCGTGGGGGGTGTTGTATAGGCGCAGCATATAGTCTACGCTTGAAGATGGAACTGCTCCGGAAGAAATATCATTCAAAATTTCTTGCATATCAAAATTTATGAGAACTCGTGATTGTTCCGCAGTTCCCACATTGGCCGATGAAGTTATTTGCCCAAATATAACAAACGATTCAAGAATGTCCGAGGCACCCATATTAGAGCCAGTTCCTCGAAGAGTTAAATCTGCTTTGTATGCATTTGTAATAGTGTTATCTTTGTTGGCAAAATATTTTTTAATTCCCATTATCTAATCACTCCCGTAATATCTGAATCTGGAGAAAGCAGTTCAGCTATGGTATCTGCGGGGATCATTAAAAATCGGCCATCGTCAGAAAGTCTAGACCTAATATCATAGTAAAGAGGCGAATAAATACCTCCAGACTTATTTATTAATTCCACAAAGGAGGTGTCCACTACTCCCGGTACATCATTTAAGATTTTATATATTTCTGCGATATCTATGGCTTCTCCAATATTCTTTTTAACAGATAACCTTTGGACCAAAACATTAACACAGTTATCCAAAAGGACATATCGGTTCACATCAAGATCCGGAACGATTTCAAAGTTTATTCCATAATTGATAATTTTAGCGTCCAAGATATCAATAGTATCATTAATCATTTTATAGTTTAAGAGCCACGTTTTTAAGTTATCTTTTAGGGTGCTGTTTGCTTGAGTTAGATTTCCCGCCGTGTCTTCCGATAAAACATATAAATTTAAATTTCGCTTGAAAGAATCTTTGTCTTGTTCGAGGTTCACTCGTTTTATTTTTCCAAATTTAGCCGGCATCCTATAACATATACTTATATAATCTTCTCGGGTGACAGCACGATTTTGAGTAGCAAAGGTTGCATAGGCACGAGTACGAATTTCATCTTGCCCAATAGGTTCTGTGTCTCCCAGGACCGGCTCCTCGTTATCTGTCTCTAGGGATTGTATTACCCCTAGTTTTTCTGAAGATATTAACGAACTGGCATTTTTAAAGGCGAAGGAGGGATTAATTGGTCGGCTAATGGACGAGACTGGTGCGTTAATATTTATTGAATTGTTCTTCCGATATACTACCGTTAAAGTAGTGTCTGTAGGAACCACTCCAAATTTATCTGTTTCGATAAGGTTAGAGGGATCAAACGTTCGATCTGTAATGTAATCTCTTCCGGTTACATTCAATACTACATCAGCCGGGTCGGCGATTACATCCGTAGTAAGGTTGTTGGCTGATCCGAAGCCAAATTGTATATAACAAGACCCATCAGCGCCGAATTCGCTAGTAAAGCGCCTTGGGGCTGGCTCCGTCTTTATAACATACGGAACAGCAATTTTATCAGAATTATAATTTTTTATTTGTCTTATAACTACGTCTTGGGTTAAATACTCTACTTCCATGTACTCGTTACCCTGGGTGTCAGTAATCGACAATATTTCTACTATGTTCTCGTCATTAACGTTTACTGTCAGAAACCTTTGGTAATCCCCTACCGTTATTGTAGTGGTTGCTGTTTGTCCTGAGAGTATTTCCCCATATGCTTTTATCGCAAATGAAGTAGGAACTCCGGTAGTCTCATTTACCCGAGCTACAGTAACCTCATTAGTAGGATCAGAAAAATCGACATCTTCGTTTAGAGTAAATATTGCACCACCGCCAGAAGATAATACGGTACCTTGTTTTAATATAGGTATATAATTATCGTCAGGCCCGCCAGAATTAGTAGCGGCTGGAACAATCACGTAGAAAGAACATTTTCCGGTTGCGCTGGCGGCACCCGGTAAGCGATAACCTAATTGACGAGCGCCACGAATAACATTACGATATTCTAAAGCAGAATCTAAAAAAGATTCGTTTGCCTGATAATCTGTATAAAATGATAGCTGGTCCCCAACATAAGCCACCAAATCCATCATCAAGGACCCAAAGGAGGCCTCGTTGAAATCTTTAAAACTCGTAGGATAATATCGTTTAGAGTAATTAACCAGATCATTTTTGATAGTTTCAAAATCTCTACTGGCGTATGAAATAGGTTTTTTAGGCATAAATTTAAATTCCGTGATTCCGTTATAGCTTAATTAGTTAAGAAATTGAGATATTGACATGACATCTGTCTCGCCTATATCACCTAGATTATAGACGATGCTTACATTTACTTGATTGGGGGCTAAAGATGAGTCAGAATCCATAGTAGAAAATGAAATATCCTCAATCGAAACAAAAGGTAAATATTTCCTCACTTGTTCCTTTATTTTAAATGATAGTTTTGAATATATGTCCCCAGACATTCCCTCAAATAGAAACCTTCGTAGCCCCACTCCGAAGTCCGGTATCATGATACGTTCGCCCGGAGAAGTTAGGATTAGATTTTTTAAATTTTGTTTAACTGTAGCAGATATAGTTTTGTTGAGACGATATGGCCCATCCTCAGGACTATAAACAAAGGGAAGAGCAACCGATATTCCATTAATATTTTTTACCATTTTATGATCTCCAACGAATGGCGTTTTCTAACGCACTAATATCACTATTTATTGCATCAATCCAAGTTTTCATCGGGTATCTATTTTTGAAGAAGGTGCCCGGAGCGGCAGCAATTGCTGCGACTAAAGCCGCCGAGCGGCCCGGGTTTGCACTATAATACACATCCCCTACTTTATAGTCCACTTCACCGCCTCGTGTTTCGTCATTGATCTCCTGGTAGAGGAGATGTTGTCTATCAATCAATTGAATAATTTGGGCTGAGTTTGTTCTAATTTTTTTCATAGCGTCATTAATAATGGTCCGGGATGCCGCCTCTGGGTGGGGCTCATTCCGAAGGGGCTTTATCAAGTATCCGGTAGTAGTATTAACTTCATCTAACATATCCGCCCTGTATGAAGGATATCCGTCTTGGGTGAGACCAGACGAACCTAAAAGATCTGCATAACGAGTTATTGAAATAAATGTATACAAATCAGAAGCTCCATCGTAGATGATGTCACCGAGATCGAACAGCGCTTTGGCTCGGTGCCCATTGAACTCATCAACTGGTCCGACAGCCGCATTAGTCCCATAAATTTCTGCTCGGAGCCCAGCATAATAATCCTCGTCTGGGTCAGCAGTCTCTGCCCGAGAAATTTCACTCAGTATTTCGTTGAAAAGTCTTGTGATCGCCTTGTCGTTGGTATCGTAGCCTTCAGCCTGTATATAAATTGGATTCATTTTCAATTCAAGCAACGAATCTTCTAACGCTTGTAACGAGAAATAAGGTCGCATAGAGATGGATGAGCGGCCTGTATTATTATAAAATAGGCTATCTAAGTAAACCGGGAAGCCGGATTCTAAGGCTTGGTCATCCTCAATATCGATATAGTTTAACAACTGTTCCATTTCGTTATCTTCGCTCTCCGGATCAAACAAAGGCTTGTAATCATTAGATTTCCACGCTAACTCATAATATAATAATGACATAGCTATTTTATCCATTGTCGAGGGTCCGCCGTTTTGAGACTTGTGCTTCTCTAATCTATTTCCTGCCTTAATTAGAGATCCCTGCATATCAATTGTTATCACTTCACCCTCTATTATACTAGAAGGAGGGTTTCGAAAATATTTGAGTGAGTCTGGCTCATCAGGGTCTAAATATTTGTCCCAATCGTCAATCCCATTCATAGCCCATTGCACTATAAAAGTAACCCATCCGAAGGGTGATAAGGTAAAGAGACCTTGGAGTATTATGGTCAGAGAGCCGAGGAACCCACCGCCGTACCAACCGACGGTGCCGTGCTGCCTCATCAGGTACCGGGCTCCTTCCCTCAAATAACGCCAAAATTCATTGATGTCCACGTTGTCGTTATAAGGAGAGCCAGATACGACATTAGCCCATGTATTGCCATCTACTGCTAATTGTCGGGCGTTTTTAACAGCCTTTGTGGCAGCCTGGCTGCTCGCTTCGCCTAAGTTTAGCCAATCTGACTCCGATAGATCCTCACCCTCCATATACTCATACAGGAGAGATTTATCATAGCTCTCAGCCTGCCCTAGTAGGCGACCTCTTTCATACCAGGCTCGCTGGCGCATCCATTGAGTTGTATTTCGTCCAAAATCATTACTGAATTCATTAGGGAAAGTTCTGGCCAAACTGGCTCCGAGGGCGGTATGTTGTAATGCCCTTTGTGCCTCAGTTGTATTATACGTTTCTCGATACCCCTTCGTCGCTGCCGGATATATTAGATTAAAAAAGTCTTTAAATTCTGTTATAGCTGTATTTGTGTTCCCACTCTTCTTTAGATATGAATCAGCATCTTCACCAGTTCGATAAGCTCTACTAACATAATTTTCAGCAGCAAGTGCTAGCGGACCAAAAATTCTTTCTAGAGAATATATTCGGGTTCTCTGAGATTGGAGAAATAAAATTCTTTTTTCGATCTCTTCCTGCGAGTAGTACCTTCTCCCAGAAATAGTGATAGGATAACCAGCATAAACATTAGAGAACACGTTAATATGTGTTTCGTTGACGGCGCTTAGTAAATTATCATCGGCACGGGCGGACTTTAGACCTGTATTGAATCTGAACTGGGGCCAACGTTCGTTTAAGTCAATGACCTTGTCATAATAAAGTATCTGCATAGCTATAATTAAAGGGACAGGAAGATAATATAAAGATCCAAAATCCGGCGGCAGGGATGGGACAAGTTGTACCAGTGGCTTGTTATTTGTCAACTCATAGGTTTTAGGTCCGAATCCGGCGACGCCAGGGAACTCCCAACGCCCCTGTAGAAGTGTGGATGATAAAGATTTATAAGAAGAAAGTAGGCTCTCGTCGGGGTCAAATATATTAGTTCCAATAAAAGAATAGGTTTTGCTGTTGCCGAAGCGGATTAAAAAAGTTTTTAAGATTGAACGAATGAGGGTAGCCAATTTATCACGCTGATTAGAAACCTCAAATAGTTTAAGAGGTACGCCCTCTGGGTTGGCAGGACCATCGGCTACCGAATACGAAGCATCTATTTTTGGAATTGAATCTAAGTAGATATTAAGGATCTGCTTATCTATTAACTCTCTCATT